GGTACTGACCCAACAACAGCAACAAACGCTGCTGCTGTTGAATATCCTACAGCTACAGCTAACTATGGAACTGTAGTTGCAGTTGGTATTTTAGATGCTTCTTCAAGCGGCAACTTACTTGCATACGCAAACTTAACCGCTTCTAAGACTGTATCTTCAGGTGACGTATTCAGATTTGACGCTGGCGACTTAGATATTACGTTAGCATAAAACCATGGCCTCAGTAGGCTACGGATATGGCAAATACGGGAAGGCTGATTATGGCACTCCCGTTTATCACTTTGGTGTAGCTGCAATAGCACAAACGTCTTCAGCAACCGCTGTAGGTCGTTTTGTTATTACGGGTGCTGCCACACCAGCTGGCACTTCAGGATTTACTGCAACGGGTAGATTCGTCATTACAGGCGCATCTACAATCGCTGCAACTTCAGGATTTACCGCAGAAAGCTCACTTATACATGATGGTGTAGCTACGATTGCTGCTACCAGTAGCATGACTGCTGTGGGTACACAGATTGATTTAGGAGCTGCCACTATATCGGCAAGCTCTGGAATGACAGCCACAGGACACCAAATAGATCGTGGTGTGGTCATAGGCCCCGCTATTTCCAACATGACTGCTACAGGCAGATTTACGGTATCTGGTGCAGCTACAAGTGCTGGAGTGTCAGGATTTACTGCGGTTGGCAGACAAATAGACAGAGGATCTTCTACCATAGCACAAAGCAGTAGTTTTTCTGCTATTGGTGGGCTAAAATGGTCTGAGCAAACAGTTCAGGCTGATACATGGACAGATCAGACGGTTACGACAACATGGACTAACCAATCTAATCCTTCTACAACTTGGACTACATTAAGCAAAGACGAAGCAGCTTAAAGGAAAAGAATTATGGCAGATACATTTACTACTAATTTAAACTTAACTAAACCAGAAGTCGGAGCATCGACAGACACCTGGGGTACTAAAATTAATGCTGACCTGGATACGGTTGACGGACTTTTTAGTTCTACTGGTACATCCGTAGCGATGAACCTAGACGGAGCTGTTATTGACAGTTCTGTTATTGGTGGCACTACTGCTGCTGCTGGATCGTTTACAACGCTAACAGCAACTACAGTTAATGGCATAAGCAGTAAAACTTTTGGTACAGACTCCATAATGGTTGGGGATACGACTACAGGAACTATTGATGCTGCTAACTATAATACAGGTTTAGGTGTTGATGTCTTTGCAGCGTTGACTACTGGTGATAGTAATGTTGCAATTGGTTTTGAGGGTTTAAAAGATAATACGACAGGTTCTAATAATGTAGCTATTGGTTCACAAACAGTAGCTAACAATACGACAGCTTCAAGTAACGTAGGAATAGGTACAGGTGCTTTGTTTACAAATACTACAGGGGCATCAAATATTGCTATTGGTGTACAATCTTTAAATGCAAACACTACCGCTTCTAACAACACAGCAATAGGTCATCAATCTTTAGTAGCAAACACTACAGGTGCAGCAAATACTGCTGTAGGGGCAACTGCTTTAGATGCAGCAACAACTGCTAACTATAACGTGGGTATTGGTTATGCAGCTTTAGGAGCAACGACAACTGGAGCAGATAATACGGCAGTAGGTTCAGGAGCATTAGAAACAAATACCACAGCTTCTGACAACACCGCAGTAGGTCGTGCAGCTTTACAATTAAACACTACAGGAGACAGACACACAGCAGTAGGTCAAGGAGCTTTATCTGCAAATACAACAGGAGGCGATAATACAGCAGTTGGTACTATATCAATGCAAGCAAACACGACAGGTTCGGATAATGCGGCATTAGGTAGAAGAACACTACTTGCAAACACGACAGGTAATAGTAATGTTGCGGTTGGTAAATCAGCTTTAGCGGCAAACACAACTGCATCTAACAATACAGCAGTTGGTTTTTCAGCTTTAACATCAAACACTACAGGTACAGTTAATAATGCTTTTGGGGCTTATGCTCTTGATGCAAACACTACAGCAGATGCCAACAACGCTTTTGGTACAGAAGCACTTTCAGCAAATACTACTGGTGCTAACAATACAGCAATGGGGCATAGAGCCTTAAGAGACAATACGACAGGTATACATAACACAGCAGTAGGTTTTGATGCTTTAAAAGTAAACACTACAGGACAACTTAACACTTCTGTTGGCTATGAATCTTTAGTAGCAAATACAACTGCATCTAGTAACCAAGCATTTGGTAGACGTGCTTTATATGCAAACACAACTGGTACAGAAAATAATGCTTTTGGTTATTTGGCTTTAGATGCTAATACAACTGGTTCGTATAACACAGCTGTGGGTGTTAATGCTCTCGGTGCTGTTACAACAGGAAGCCATAATATAGGTATTGGACAACAAACAGGAAATCATGGTGTTAATTTAACTACTGGTGTTGAAAATATTCTTATCGGTAATTATTCAGACACTTCTGCCGCAGATAGTCAGCATCAAATAGCAATTGGATATAATGTATCTTGTAGTGGAAACGACAATTTTACGTTTGGCTATGCAACTACAGATAGCAATATTGCTTTTGGAGCAACTTCAATAACTGCACCTTCAGATATTCGTTTAAAAGAAGATATAGAAGACGAAAAAGTTGGACTAGACTTTATAAACGATTTAAGACCAGTAACTTTTAGGTGGAAAAAAGCTAAAGATGTACCATCGGAAATGAAAGTACACGATCCACATTCTGAAGAAAGAGTTATGAACGGGAAATACAATCATGGTTTCATAGCACAAGAAGTCAAAGAAGTTATCGACAGATACGACCTAAAAGATGGCTTTGATATGTGGACAGAAGATGAAGCAGATGGAAGACAACGTATTGGTGAAGCATCTTTAATGCCCTTAATGGTTAAAGCAGTACAAGAACTTTCGGCAAAAGTCGAAGAATTAGAAAGTAAATTAAACGGAGAATAATATGACTCAAACAGTAGCAGAATGCTTAACAGCAGCAACAGACAGCGTAACTGTTATTAATGATATTAATGGTGGTACGTATGATGTAAGTGGACTGACGCAAGATGATATAAATGCAGTAGTACAACGTAATGTTGACCACTTAGAAACTATCTTAGCTTACGATGGTGAAAATGAGACTCCAGATGTTGCGGGTTCTAGTGATGATAAATCATCTTACACTAGTGCAGTAACAACTGGTAAAGCTTATATAGCAGCAAATTAATAAAAGTGAATGGCATTACTTCCTATTACCCCTCCAGCTGGAATCGTCAAGAACGGCACTGATTACGGCAACAAAGGCCGTTGGGTAGACGGGAATTTAGTACGCTTTGAAAATGGCTACCTAAAACCTATAGGTGGCTGGAACAAGTTAAGAAACACAGCTCTTACAGGCGAACCTATTGGAATGTATGCACATTCCGATAACACAGGTGCGCCTATATTGGCTGTGGGTACAAGACAAAAAGTCTATGTACTTTATGACAATACTTGGACAGATATCACACCATCTGGTTTCGTAAACGATGCCAGTAACGATCCTTTAGGCTATGGTGCTTATCAATACGGTCAAGAAGACTATGGTGATGCTAGAAGTCAATCAGGTTTACCCCTAGATACAGGTCATTTTGCTTTTGATAACTGGGGTGAAGATTTAGTTTTTTCTTTTTCAGGCGATGGCAAGATATATAAATGGCGACCTAACTCTGGTGGTACAGCCGATACGATAGCTACAGTTGTTACCAATGCACCTGTAGGTAATCAGGCTATCATTGTAACCAATGAAAGACATCTAGTAGCTATTGGTTCTGCAAGCGATCCTAGAAAGATTGCTTGGTCTGATAGAGAAGACAGAAATAATTGGACATCAAAAGCCACTAACTCAGCGGGTGATCTACAAATCCCTACAGGCGGTAGAGCACTATACGCAGTTAAGTTTGGTACAGATGTAATTATATTTAGTGATACAGGCATAGCTAGAATGTATTATACAGGCAATCCTTTTATCTATGGTATAGCTGATGCGGGTTCTAACTGTAAAGCAGTAGGCAGAAGAGTTATTGTATCTACAGGATCATTCATGGCATGGATGGGTGAGAACTCATTCTTTGTTTACGATGGACAAGTTAGAGAAATACCATGTGAAGTACACGACTATGTATTTGACAATCTAAACCAACAAGGCAGAGCTGCTAGTTGGGGTGGACACAACTCTAACTTCAACGAGATATGGTGGGGATTCCCAAGTGGTGATGGACAATACACACCGAACAAATACGTTATATGGAACTACAGAGAAAATACATGGTCTATAGGATCATTAGATCGTGGTTGTTGGATTGACCAAGGTGTTTTTGACTTCCCTATAGCGGGTGATTCTAGTGGGTTTATATACGAACACGAATCACAGTTATTGGCTAACTCTCCAAGTTTAGGTACATCTGTACCTTTTGCAACAAGTGGCCCTATAGAGATTGGCAA